GGTTAATAACGGTGAAAACCCAGAATATTGCTCAATTTGTGGATGTAGAGCTAATATAGAAGATATTACTGAAAACGATATATAGTAGTATGTGGTACTATAATGAATCAGAATACAATGAAACCCCAGATGACTACCAAGGATTTGTGTATGTTATCACAGAATTGGGTACAAACAAAAAATATATCGGTAAAAAGAACTTTTGGAGGCCTAAGGTATTACCAAAAAATTCTAAGAGAAACCGAAGAGTCAAAACCAGAGTCCCAAGTGACTGGCAACAATATTATGGATCTAATAAAGAACTTCAATTACTCGTTGAACAACGAGGGCAAGATAGTTACAAAAGAGAAATCTTAAAGCTATGTAGAACTAAAGGTGAGATGTCTTATTTTGAGGCTAAATTCCAATTTGACAATGATGTTCTTATTAGCGACGAATATTATAATGAGTTTATAGGATGCAAGATACATTCGAGACATTTACCAAAAGACTTAAGGATTTCTACGGAGACAAACTAGTAGATCCAGAAATGTATCCTGAAGTTTTTTCATATCAAGTAAAAATATATATGTACATTTACGGAAAATAGTGGTATAATAGACCTACAATAAAGATAGGAACTATATTATGATTTTAGTAGACTTTAGTGCCATTGCTGTGGCTAATATTGCTGTACAAAAACTTAACGAAGAAGATATGATTCGTCATATGATTCTTAACACGTTACGTATGTATCGCACTAAATACAAAGATAAGTATGGAGAACTCGTACTTGCGTGTGACGGACCCAACAACTGGCGTAAATCACACTATCCGCAATACAAAGCAAATCGTAAGAAAACACGAGATACATCTTCATTTGATTGGAATGCAGCATTTACTATTATGAATAATGTTCGCGAAGAAATCAAAGAAAACTTTCCATATAAAGTATTGCATATCGATGGCTGTGAAGCTGATGATATTATTGCTACGATAGTAGAAAATACTCAAGAATTTGGTCAGTACGAAGATGTTATGATTATTTCTGGTGATAAAGACTTTGTTCAATTACAGAAGTATGATAATGTTACACAGTTTTCTCCAGTCCAGAAAAAGCTAGTTATAGAAAAAAATCCACGTGCATTCTTAGTAGAACAAATTATGCGTGGTGATACATCTGATGGTGTACCAAACGTATTATCAGATGATGATGTATTTGTAGAAAGTAGAAGGCAAACACCACTATCAAAGAAAAAGCTAGACACTATTATCGAAGATCTTAATGATGGTGAACTATTATATGCGGCTAGTTGGTATCGTAACTATTGTCGTAATAAGAAACTAATTGATCTTACAGAAACACCGCAAGATCTAAAAAATGCAATCATTCAAGAATTTAATCAATCGATTGCACAAGAAAAGCGCGGTATGGTGTTTCCATATTTGATAAATAAAAGGTGTAACCAGTTAATTGAATCGGTTCAGGAGTTTATATAATAAATGAAAATGTATGTATATGAAGTATTTGAGGATGTTAAAAAAGCCGCATCTAAGTCAGAAAAAATTTCTATTCTAAAAGATAATGAATCATGGGCTTTGAAAGATATAATTAAAGGATCTATGGATCCAAGAATTAATTGGCATTTGCCAGCTGGAGAAGTTCCGTACACCCCATGTGAAGAGCATAATGCTCCATCTAATCTTAAACGTCAGAATAAAAAATTTACCTACTTTGCAAAAGGTGGTAAAGGTGATCAGATGCCACAATTCAAAAGAGAGAAAGTTTTTCTTTCTATTTTGGAATCAATTCATCCAAATGATGCAGAATTGATGGTAAATATGATTAATAAGAAAACACCTGATGGTGTTACAAAAACAATAATTCAGGAGGCATTCCCTGGTCTTATCGGAGAATAGCTTTAATTTCACAACTAACCTAAGAGCATGTGCGCATTCTGTGTCATGCTCTTTTTTTATGGAGAAAATTCTAATGGTATTTGCTCAAAAAGAAAGACTCGTTAAAGATAGCCAAGATCTAGCAGATTATGCTAAGAAATTATTAGCTAAAGGCAGAGTCGAGCAGGCGCAAAAGATTAAAGCAAAAAGAGATTTTGTGTTACGAACATTAGAGGAAATGCAACCAAATCCCACTTAAAACAAAATAAACCGGTGTACAATCTCGGCCCATATGGTATAATAAGTATATCTTAATTAAGCGGAGGTAGTATCCCTATGAAATATAGCGGTATAGTTAATCAGGAATTTATTGATTACCTGAATAAAAAAGTTAGCGATGATACCAGAGATCCTGTATTAGCAGCTCGTCAATGGTCTTTTGAATTTCCTGAAAGACACTTATGCAGCGTCAAAGGTAGTGGTCATGTATTGCATGAAGGTTATGAATACGATACAGAACATGAATTTTTTGGCAAATGCGATTTCAAATACCATAATAAAGAAGGTGTACTTCGTCTAACAGATTATGTATATAAGAATATTATTAAGAAAAACATTGATACGTTTATTACATGGAAGTGGTTAGGTAGAAACCCTAATGAATCTGTAAAATTAAATGAAAAAGTTAAATACGAATTAATCATGTACATTGACGCAGAAACAGTGTATAATAATGCTATACTGAATGGAGACAGGTATGAATATTTTTATTCTTGATAAAGATCCAGTGATTGCTGCTCAATTGCAATGTGACAAACATGTGGTAAAGATGATTGTAGAGTCTGCACAAATGCTATCTACAGCGCATCGTATGTTAGATGGTACTATACAAATTGCTCCATCAAAATCTGGTAAACGTATGGTAAAACACTATCGCTTGTTCGATGATGCTCATCTTGACGAAACACTATACAAGGCTGTACATTATAAGCATCCTTGTACAGTATGGACTATGGAATCCAATCTTAATTATGATTGGCATTGGATACATTTTAAAGCTTTATGCGACGAGTATACATACAGGTATGGTAAAGTCCACTCGTCTGAACGATTATTGCAACCTTTACGTATACGACCAAAAAATATACCAAAAGGTAAACTAACTCCATTCAAGCTTGCAATGAAAGCAAATCCAGAATGCATGTTAGAAAATGCCGTATTGTCATATCGTGCTTTTTACCAAACAAAACAAGATCGTTTCAAAATGGTATGGACAAAACGTTCAAAACCAGGATGGTTTCAGGAGAAATATAGTAATGGATAAATTAGATCAACTTGACTTCTTATATAAAGAAATTAAAATTGCAGAATCAAGATTACAGCCGCATGATACTGGACATATTAATACTGCAATTTCATGGATGAATCATAGAGTTTCAGAAATTAAAGAAGAAATTCGTGCTTCGCAATATAAAAATCCTATCGGTAGGGTTGATAGTTTTAGTGGTAATCCTCCTCATAAAGGTTTAGTATAGTGCCAACATATACATTAAAGCGCGTATCTACTGGAGAAGAGTGGAATGTTCATTGTCCTTTTGACGATTTAGCACAAATGCTAGAAGATGATGATGTAGTAAAAGTTCTTACAGTACCTAATTTTACTACACAGCCATTGCAAGATAACGTTGCAAGAGCTGGTAAAGATTGGCAAGAACATTTAGGTCGTATTAAGAAAAACTCTGGTAGAAAAAATACAATTAACGTATAGGTATATGATGAATAAATCAACTGCCACTATTCGTGACTTAGTTGTACACGAACCAATTACTGAGAATCAAACAAAGGCGTATGAAGCTTGGGATGATGGAGATAATATTATTTTAGCTGGTTCTGCTGGAACAGGTAAAACATTTATTGCGTTATATCTTGCACTCGAAGCTGTTCTTGAGAAAGCAACTCCATATAAAAAGATTATTTTAGTTAGATCTGTGGTACCTACAAGAGATATGGGTTTTTTGCCTGGTACTATGGAAGAAAAAAAGGGTCCATATGAAATACCTTATCAAAGTATTTGTATGCAACTACTCAATGATCAGGCAGCATACAATAAATTGGTGGCATCAAAGCAGCTTGAGTTTACCACGACATCCTTTATTCGTGGTCTTACTATTGATAATAGTATCATTATTGTTGACGAGATGCAAAATCTAAACTTTCATGAACTTGATTCTATTATCACACGAGTTGGAGAAAATACCCGTATTGTTTTTTGCGGTGACTATTACCAATCAGATTTTAAAGACGAATCTGAAAGAAGTGGAATTCAAAGGTTTTTGCGTATCGTAGAACAACTTAAAAACTTTGAAGTAATTACATTTAATTGGCACGACATTGTACGTTCTGATTTTTTAAGAGACTATATAATGACAAAAGAAATGTTAGGAATGAGATGACCCGCGTATTTGAGCATGAGCATTTAGATCTTGGTTATGATGATTTAATTACAGAAAATAAAAATGGAAAAAGAGTATATAATACTCCAGACGGCAATCAATTTCCTAGTGTAACAAGTGTGTTGAGCATTATTAATGAAGAGCACATTGCTGCATGGCGTAAAAGGGTAGGGGAAGAAGAAGCTAATCGTGTTGGCCATCGAGCATCAAGTCGTGGCACATCTGTTCACTCTATTTTAGAAAGATATTTGTTAAATGAAGATACATCAGAATTTCTCCCTCATGTTAAGCAAAGCCTTCAAAATCTCAGGCCAATTCTTGATAGATCTATCGGGAAAATCTTTGGTCTCGAGAGTGCTCTTTTTAGTCGCCATCTTGGGTTGGCTGGTCGTGTTGATTGCGTAGCTGAATTTGATGGTGTACCCTCAATTATCGACTTTAAGACCTCTCGGTACCCTAAGAAAAAGGAAAAGATTCCTAACTATTTCGCACAGGCTAGCGCTTATGCGATTATGTTCGAAGAGAGGACTGGCCTCCCAATCACTAACACCGTTATTCTTATGGACGTGGACGACAATGCCCCTATTGTCTTCAAGGAACACCGAGATAACTACACCGACCTTTTATTTAAGACGATAGAAGAGTTTAAGCGGCGTAAATTATTTTCATCTTAATGCGTTTTTAGCATGTACAAACTCCCTTTTCTATGGTATAATAGATCCATAATTAAAGAGGAGCTAAATTATGAGAATAGAAGTTGAATTATTAGAAGCACAAGAATTTGCTTGTGAATATTACAATATTCCCCGTCAAGAGTTTGTAGAAAAAGCTGCAGTACGTTATCCATCGATAAAGCATCAAGCTCAGTTGTTTTTGTATGCTGTAAAAGCATATGATGAAATTCAGCAAGAAATGATGGAGGTAGCATAATGATTATATATCTTGATATGGACGGTGTAATTGCTGACTTCTTCAATGGTATTGAAACATACTATGAAGTAAATCATTGGAAATCTATTAAACATCGCGATGGCATTTTTGTAGAACTT